CTGACGGTTGCGGAGATCTTCCCGCTTTGGTTATTGGGGACGAAATAATAAGCTGCTGGAAGCTATCGCCTGAAGAGATTAAGGAAGTTCAAAAAACAGGGCGTGTCTGGTTGTCATGTTTAGGGTTACAACCACCTGTTTATGTATCAGGTGGAAAGCCTTTTGAGGTGAAGCAGAATGCTCAAACCTAAATATCTTGAAGACCTGCCCCAAGGAATGGTCGAACTTTATTCCCAGGCTGAAATGGATATCTTGGCTGACATGGCCCGGAGGATTAGTACATATGACTATTTCATTCCATCCGCGGCGTTCCAATATCAGAAATTGATTGAAATGGGGAACTTTCACAACTTCATTATTCAGGCCCTAGCAGCTAGAACGGGCAAAACAGGCCGAGAGATAGAACTTCTAATGGTAGAGGCAGGGCAAAAGGCTCTTGCTTTTGATGATGCCATATACCGCAAAGCGGGGTTAGATCCTCTATCCTTAGCCCAATCTCCAAGCTTGCAAGCAGTACTGAGGACAGGAATAGATAAAACAAACGGCTTGTTTGATAACCTAACACGTACAACCGCTAAGACAGCTACAGGACAATTTGAAAGAGCTCTGGATCAGGCTTATATGCAAATTACCAGCGGAGCATTTGACCGCACTTCTGCTATTCGTAATACTGTTAAGGATTTAGCTGAAAATGGGGTAGCATCGATTGAGTATCCTAAGGGACGAACAGCTTATATCGAGGTGGCAGTCAGAAGGGCAACGTTGACTGGGGTAAACCAAACAGCTCTAAAATTACAGGATGCCCGGGCCGATGAGATGGGTTGTGACCTTGTAGAAACTTCAGCACATGCCGGTGCAAGACCTGAACATGCTGAGTGGCAAGGTAAGGTTTATAGCCGGTCAGGAACACATCCAAAATATCCGGACTTTGTTTCATCCACCGGTTATGGTACCGGAGCAGGGTTAGGAGGATGGAACTGCCGGCATAATTGGTACCCATTTTACGAAGGTATATCTGAGCCGGCTTATTCTCAGCAAGAACTTGCTCGGATGAACGCCAAGACCATAACATACAATGGAGAAAAGCTGTCAGAATACGAAGCTAGTCAGGTGCAGCGGAAAATTGAGCGCAATACAAGGAGATGGAAACGAGAGTATAAAGCTATGGAAGCAGCAGGTCTACACACAGAGGAATCTGCAGCTAAAATCTCACATTGGCAGGGAGTACAAAAAGACTTTACTCGTCAGACCGGGTTTAAGCGTCAAGGTGATCGGGAGCAGATACCGAGCTTTGGGCGTAGTGAGGCGGCGAAAGCAGTTCAGGAAGCCAAAGCTATTGAATTTATCAGGAAGGATGCTATAATAAAAACAAATTCAGGGCTACCTAAAAAGATAAATGTACCTGATGAGCCATTAAAGGTTACAATAAATGTGGATTTCCCGGTATTGCGTGGTGTAGTACCGAAAGGTGCTATACTTACCAAGGTACATGTAATAGCTGGTGAGGGGACGTCTGTACCAATTCGAGATTTAAGGCGGCTGCGGAAACAATACGGCGGGGTCAGCAAATGGGAAAAGAAAACAGGCACAGTAATTACAGATAATTATAGCTATGAGATACACTGGTACGAAAGAGCAGGATTTGCATCAGAGAATGAACTAATTGTTAAGGGGGTGAAAAAGGTATGAAAGTGAAAGATATCGGAGAGTCATTCGGAGCTTTTGGATTAACAGACGGTGAGGTATATGAGTGCACTGAAGTTGATGAGTTAACAGGTGCTTTACGCATTGTTACAGATCCTAATGATTGGAATTATAATAATGACCCTGATTGGAAACCTGGCTACCTTTTTTCGTCAGTTAACCCTCGGCCTTTTTCCGGGCAATCTCCAGGTGGTCGATTTGAAATCGTTGAAGACGACGAAAAAGGTACACTAGCAAAAGCAATCCTTCAGTAATAACCACTCTAATACAACGGAGTGGTTTTATATATTTCTTGTCATGGAGCACTGACGTAAAACAGGCTTATTTTTTATATTCAAAATTCGTCGACCGCGGGCGTAATCGGCGGGACGGCAGGAGGAGCGACCTCGTAAAAAAGCGTAGCCGAAAGGAGTTAGAAATGGAAAGGAAATTTCTTGAAGATCTAGGTCTTGAAAAAGAAGCAATCGACAAAATTATGGCCGAAAACGGCAAGGACGTAGAGACGCAGAAGGCAAAAACGACTACTGCGGAAAACGGGCTTACTACTGCTAATAAAACCATAAAAGACCTGCAAGAGACCGTTAAGAAATTTGACGGCGTTGACGTTGAGAAACTTAAAAAAGATGTTGCCGATTGGGAGCAGAAGTACAATACTGACACCGCTCAAATGAAGCTGGATAATGCTTTAGAGATGGCTTTGATTAACGGTAAAGCTAAAAACACCAAAGCAGTAAAGGCTCTCTTGACCATGGATAATATCAAATTAGACGGAGACAAACTACTGGGCCTCGAAGAGCAATTGACGGAGTTGAAAAAGAATGATCCGTATTTGTTTGATGAGAAGAAACCAAAAGAAACTACAGTCACAGTAAATAGTGGAGGTGAACATAAGGATCCACCTGATGATGGTAAAACCATAAAAGATGAAATAACTGAAAAGATGTTTGGGGCGCCTAAAGCCTAAACAAAAAAAAGGAGATGAAACAAAATGGCTATTACTCTTGCTGAAGCAAAAGCACTTTCGCAAGATAAACTTACTCAGTTCGTCATTGACGAATTTCGGAAATCCGCATTATTAGACATGTTGCCGTTTGATGATACGGTAAAACCCCAAGGTGGCACCACTTTGGCGTATGTCTATAACCGAGTTACAACACTTCCTACGGCTGATGTTCGTGCTATCAACAGTGAATATACTCCTCAGGAAGCTAAAACCACACCTTACACTGTTAACCTGAAAATCTTTGGCGGTGCCTTTAATCTTGACCGTGTAATTATTAACGATGAAAAACAGGTTGTGGATCATGTTCAATTCCAGTTAGCGCAAAAAATCAAAGCTACCCGTGCTAAATTTCATGATCTCATGTTTAACGGGGATAGCGGTACCAATGCCAATGAGTTTGACGGGCTGAATAAGGCCTTGACCGGAAGCTCTACGGAGCTGACTCCGTCTTCTGCTATTGATCTTTCCACTTCGGCCAACATCGACAGTAACTGGAAGAAATTCCTCGACCAGCTGCGCAAGATGCGTGCCGCATTAGATGGTGCACCTACGCTTTTTGAAATGAACAGTGATATGTTCGCTGTTTTTCAGTCTGTGATGGACCGCGCCGGTATCAACCTAGCAAGCAAGCAGAATTATGGTGATGAAGTAATGCAGTGGGGGCCTTCTCTGATTATGAGCATGGGAGATAAGCCAGGTACCAGTAATCCGATTATCCCTACGACTGCAGGAGAAACTTCTATCTATGCAACTCGCCTCTCCTTAGATGGCGTACACGGGGTATCGCCATCCGGGAACACTTTAATCAATACATTCTTGCCTAACATGAGTCTCCCGGGTGCCGTGAAGACAGGTGAAGTTGAGATGGTTGCAGCTATCGCTTTGAAAGCTACTCGGTCAGCCGGCGTGCTGCGCAAGATTAAGATTGCGTAAGGAGGGATAAAAAATGCCAAGAATTTACGCACCTAACGGAAACCATAACATGACTTGGGGTGAGGTCGACTTTACAAACGGTGTTGCTGCTGTGGCTGTCGATGCTGACACAGATTATTTTGATGCTGAAGGGTACGCGATCGATACAAGTAAACATGTCTTAACGCTGTTGGATACTTTAACTATTACACAGCTGCAACAGCTATGTAATTATCTTGGAGTGTCATATACTAGCGAAACAACAAAGCAGGCTCTTGTCCGGGCGATTGAAACTTCGGTAAGCACAAAGTACATTGCCGAAGTGGTCGTAACAAGTGGAGCGGGTTCTCTTAAAGCTGGCACGCTTACGATTAATGTTGCTTCTGCCTTATTGGCTGGGGGAAGTAAGAATATCGATGTAGATGTAGAGGGAGACGATGCAACAACTGCTAACGTCGCCACCGCGATTCGGTCGGCCCTTGCTGCGGATGAAGATATTGCCGCGTATTATACCATCAGCGGAGCTAACGCGGATATTATTTTGACAGCTAATGACGCTGCTGGAAACGACGCCACGCTGGCGATCACCTTGATAGATGATGATGGTGTTGGTATAACAGTAGGAGCATCAGGTAACACCATTGCCGGCACAGCTCCTGTACAGCAGGCTGAAAGTATCACTGTTACAACGGGATCAGATAAGATTGCTACGCTGATAATGACTGTTACATCCGCTCTGCTTGATACAGGCTCGAAGGATTATAATGTGCCGGTAACTGCTGATGATGATTCAGTGGAAGAGGTTGCCACGGCCATCTACGATGTGCTGGCGGCTGACAGTGATCTCACTGATCACTATGCGCTGACACGTGAAGGGGCAAAGCTTACGATAACAGCTCTTGTGGCTGCGGAAAATGACGGTACGCTTGCTTGGGCGTTGACCAGCGCAGACACTTCGACTGTTGCCGTAGGAGTATCCACGGCGGAGGCTGGGGGTGTGGCAGGTGTGCAGCAGGTTGAGACCGTTGCGGTATCAGGTGTAGCTGATGTTGAAAATTCAGTCATAACAATCACCGGCGAAGGCGTCTATAAGTATAAGATAGCTGCAGATGCATTAGCACCATTATACATGGATGATGTGAGCAGCTGGACAGACATTGTATCAGGAGACGAAATTTCGGGCGAATATGCTGGGCAGACTATCACAGTCGCGAGAGTAAATGCAAGCGGCGGCGTGCTTGGGCTTGGCTCTGCTGTAATTGCAATTACTTAATACGATGACAAAATGTAAAGAAGGGGGCAGTTGGTATGGCAGCATATGCTGATTACACTTATTACACCAACACCTACAAAGGCAATTCTATAACAGAATATGACTTTGACCGGCTAATCCTACGGGCAAGTGCTTACCTTGATCGGATTACAGCTAACCGGGCCGCTGATTATACATCGGAAGATGCAGTTAAAATGGCCGCCTGTGCTGTGGCTGAAACTTGGTATATTAACGAGCAAGGCGGAGAAATTGCCAGTCAATCCGTGGGAAGTTGGAGTCGTCATTATGCACAGGCAAAACCGAAGAGTAATGACAGGCGCTTGTTGGATGCTGCCATACTGTATCTCCCGGATATTGTTCAGCCTGTGAGGTGGGTTTAATGTTTATTCACAGCTGCACAGTCTATAATAAGTGGTTCAATCCAAGCACCCGCAGGGATGAATGGCGCCGAACGGTTTTGACCGGTGTGTTCTTTGATAACACCCGGGGAGTTAATTTCAATAAGACAGGTAGTTCTAGTGCTGACAAAGCTCGGGTACTTATCCCCTTCGCGGCGAATGCTGGTAGTAAAACCTATAAGGATCCTATAGCTTGGGCGACTTTTCCTGATTATTCATGGACACTTCAGAGCGGAGATAGGATTATTAAAGGGCAAGTAACTTATGAGGTAATATTTAAACCCTCTGAACTGGATGAACGTTATAATGATGTGCTGACTGTCACTGGAGTAGACAAAAAGGACTTCGGTGGCGGCATGGCCCACTGGGAAGTGGGGGCAAAATGAGAAAAGTAATTCTTCAGCCAGCCAACAAGGCTATCCGAGTTGGGGGCACTATTGCAGGAAGACTAGAATGGAATTCTGGTTTTGCAAACAAGTGGAATGGAAGATATGATGAGGCCCAGCGTTTTGTAGATAATGAAGTCTTGAAGCAGTCCGAGCCCTATCTGCCTTTTCAGACCGGTGGCCTGCGAGATGCTGGGATAGCTGGTACAATCCCGGGCAGCGGTGAAGTTGTTTGGAATGGACCTTATGCCAGATATCAATATTATGGCAAGGTCATGGTTGGCCGCGCTCCTAAAGATCTAACAGATAGGGATTTAACCTATCATGGCGCTCCTAAACGGGGGGCTTTTTGGTTTGAGCGTATGATGGCTGATCGAGGTAGACAGATTATCGCAGGGGCCAGAAAAATTGCCGGAGGTGGGGCATGAGTATTATAAGTGCAGTACAGGCTTGGCTAGAAACATGCTCAAATATAAGTCTGGTCCACATAGACACAGCAGAAGAGAAGCCTTCTAACTATGCCGTGGCTTTGGCCGGTAACCGTAAAATTAGTGAGGATCTGGCCGGGAATAAAACATATCGGTACAGTTTTGTATTTTACTGCCGGGAGTACGCCGGTAGTGATGCGGACAGGAAGGATAACCATGATTTTCTGCAAGATTTTTCGGACTGGGTGGAGACCCAAGCTGATGAAGATACTTACCCCGTTCTGCCGGCTAACTGTGAGCCGGAAAGCATGGAAGTAGCTAATATGTTATTAATGGACGTGGACGAAGACGGCAGCAAAGGGTTGTATCAGGTCCAGTTAAACTTAACCTATACGAAAGGAGTGAATTAACTTGGGTAAGATTAAAAGAAAGCTTCTTGCCTCGTTTTTGAATACGGGTACAGTGGCTGTGCCGGTTTGGTCCTTAATCGGGGACGGCGTAACTTCTATGAGTGTCGCTTATAATCCTCAGACCAGTGATGAAACCTATATCCATGAGGATAGCGGTACTGTAGATGTAGAAAGCTATAAGCCAAATTCTGCGGTCCCCATGACGGCAATGCAGGATGACCCGGTATTTGCTTTTGTAGATAACTTGCGCAAAAATCGGGCCGTACTAGATGATGCCAGAACAGAAATTTGCCAAGTTTATTTATATGAAACTCCCAGCGGGGGAGCATATGAAGCGGAGAAAAATACTTGTTCTATTCAGATTGATGATTTCGGTGGGGATGGCGGCGCCAGCGCCGTAATTAATTTTACTATCAACTTTATCGGGGATCCCGTAGTCGGCACTTTTAACCCGATAAGCAAAACCTTTACGGCGAGTGTTGATCCGACACAGCTTGTAACATTTAGCGTGACTGGGACAGCTTCAGCCCGACTTTCTGGTGCTCAGATTGTTATCAATAGTAAGATACTGACCACCGATGAAAACGGTATTGCAAATATCCAATTGCCGGCTGGTACCTATTCTTATACTGTAACCATGACCGATTACACGACGATATCTGATAGTGTTACAGTAACATCGGCAGCTGTATTTGAAGAAGTATCGATGGTAGCATCTTAAGAGTAGTATAATTGCCCCGCTCTAAAAAGGCGGGGCAATATTTTGAAGGGGGGCTATGTATGAAACTAAATACTGGTCTTGTACGTATTCCGATTGAGCGAGATGGTGAAAATGTTGGGGAGCTTAAATTTAATCCAAAAGATGCTGGTTTTGCGGAACGATTTTATAGTTTGATTAGCGAGTTTGAAGAGAAGGAAAAAGAATATCGTGAGAAAGCTGCTCTGCTAGATGCAGACGAAGAAATAGACAGTTTTGGTGTTCCTAAAAACGCCCGGGAGGGTGTTGCACTATTAAAGGATATCTGTGAGTATATGCGGGAAAAAATTGATTATGTATTTGGTGAAAGCACTAGCCAGCTTGTATTTGGTGATTATAATAATCCTGATATGTTCGAGCAGTTTTTCGAGGGCGTGACGCCTTATATCCAGCAGGCCAGAACCGAAAAGGTTGCAAAGTATACTAAGCCAAAAGGAAAGAATGTATTGAAATGAACATTCTTATTGATGGATTACCTACAGCTATAGAGATTGACGGACACGAATACGAGATAAACGCGGACTATCAGACAGGCTTGCGTATTATAACGGCTTTTGAAGATGGAGACCTAACTGTTCAGGAGCGCTGCGCAGTGATGGTAAACCTGCTTTATAAGGAACAGCCGGCCAACTTTCAGGAAGCTGTCCGGATGGGGATTATCTTTCTTGATGGCGGCAAAGATCCGGAAGAGAAATCAAAAACAATGTCAGATGGTAATCGGTATTATTCTTTTTTACATGATGCCGGATGGATTTATGCCGGGGTAGACAGGGTGCTTCAAGGTCGATTAAACCGGGGAGATTTTGTCCACTGGTGGGAGTTTATTACTGCTTTTATGGAACTTCCGGAAGATTGCATGATGAGCAGAATCCTGTACCTTCGCCAGCAATATGTCAAGGGTAAGCTTACCAAGGAAGAGCGCAAGCTGTGGTATGAAATGAGAGATACGTTAGAATTGCCAGTCGAGTTGACTGAACAAGAGCGGGCTGCTCAGGATGAATTTATGCGATTGTTAGAGAAACAGGCATAGTATTGTAATTTATGGGATTATTTGATAGTCTTAAGCCAGAGGAGGCGGATATTATGACCAAACAAAAACCATCCTTCTGGAATAGACTTAAAGAGCAAGTGAGAGATAAACAGCAAGAGGGTTTAGTTGCAAGGCAAGAGCAGAAAAATAAAATTAGACAAATGGATAATGAAGGTATTGTGTATTGCCCAAAATGCTATTCAACGAGTCTGTCAGCAGACAAGAAAGGGTTTGGTATTGGAAAAGCTGTAGTAGGGGCTGCAGTAGCGGGACCTATTGGGTTAATAGCGGGCAATATTAACGCAAAAAAGGTTAGGGTTACGTGTCTAAAATGCGGGCAC